GCGGGGGAGGTTACCCCAATGTCTTTGACCAATGCCGCCGCGCTTTCTTCTTCAAATGTATAAGTAACAACGACAGTTCCAGCCTTAGGACTTGTCACATCCATGTGTAACGGCGTAGCCCCAGTTGATAAACCATGATAAATATAGGCCCCTTCACTCCCCGCCGTACTTAAGGCTTCAGGTGACAGTTGAATGCGGCGGCGAAAGTCGTCATCAGTTTCTTCAATTGCAGGCACAGGGGGATAAACACTTGTGTCAGCTTCTTGTCGCGTTAATCGTTTAACGCCCACATTCGCGCCAATGTGGTCCAGTTCTGTTGATTGACCAAAGGCCAACATTAACCCCTTAGCTTTGTCATTAAACGTCTGAACCAACACCATTTCGTCATAGGCCCCGATTTGAAGGACCTTCATAACAGGGCTGGACTCCAGCAACGTCACGCCTTCACTTGCCTCATAGCGGGCAATCTTATCAGCAAGGATACTTTCATAGTCCTTTTGAAAAATCAGATCAGGCGCAGGCAAGCGTTCCAAATCAATAAGGCCACTCATAACCGCACCTCATAAGAGTGATGATCCGTGGTATTCGTTCCTAAAACCGCGTATGCAATCTCTAAAACCACAATGCCATTCATTGTCACCTTTAACCCAACATCAGACACGTCAACGCGCGGCTCCCAACGCTGTAAAGCGTCTAAAACAGCAACCCGATAGCGCAGTAATGTTGCGTCATGGGCAGGCGCATCGACCAATTTAAACAGTAATGCACCATAAAGGGGCCGCATCAGGCGACTACCTAGGGGCGTACTTAAAATATCATCAATGCTTTGTTTTATATCAGCTTCTACGCTGTGATTTTTCGCAGTTCTTCGGTTCATCATTTTTCAGTCACCGTAAAAAAATCCGCACCTTGCGCAACTTTTGACCCACAAGCCACNGAGCGCTTTACCGCCCCCGCCCAATAGGACGTCCATTCACCGTAAAGAACGCGGCCCCCTTACCTAAGATGCTGCTGTGCGTTTCTGGAATGCTCGGACACGTATGCGGCCCCCATGCATGACCTTGGCAGTGAACGGATTGACCATTCACCGTAAAAAAATCAGCCCCTTCAACTGAAGGGCGCGGTGGCCAACACCCATGACCTGAACAGCTATCGCCTTTTCTCGTGACAGCGGGCATTATCCAGCCTCCTGAACGGTAATAGCCGCCGCATTCACAGTGACACCCGCATCCGAGATCACCATATTTGTACGACCAACAGACAATTGAAACGTTGCTTCTTTGGGCAATGTCAGTTTGAAATCGTGCGCCCCGCTGTCATAAGAAATAACAGCTTCATCACCAAAGTGTCGCGCAACTTTCGTCAAGGTCTTCTCAGGATGCAGGGATGACTTTTGATACAAAAAACCAATAACAATCCCCCGTCCGGCATCCCCATCAGGGAATAATACAACAGCTTGCGCCCCTTCTTGAGGGGGGTTCCAGTCACGATCTTGGTCCGCGCGCAGTACAATCCATGGCAACCAGTCCGTTGTCCTGTCATCAAGGGTAACTTTAACCCGCGCGGTCGCGCCATCGACCTGTTCGATGACCCCAACTTTGACCAGTTGCGATAGAACACGCATGATTGTTGAAATTTCTTTGCTTTTATCCGTCATAAAAACAGTATGGTACGTTGCCTTATCAGCATACAATCACCCAATCCGTAGATACGCTATATCTACGCTTGTTTAACAAGATGCTCTGTCAAAACCCGCTCAATAATCGCCATTGCTGAATAGACGCACGATCCGCCCATTTACGTCCATCAGGCCCAGCCTGTTTCGTTAGGATCAATTAACGTATCGTAGCATTCTAAATAGGCGCGCCAATCATCAAGTTTTTGTATAATTGAACCCACGCCACCCAAAACCACGAACAGCGGCATACATAAGGGTGCGTTTCCAAAAAGGGACGCCGTCCGTCTTCATCAGGGATAAAAACACTCGATCTGCGCCACGGCGCGGTAAGCCACCCTTGATATATAAATAATCATGAATGATCGCGGCGCGAATATAGCGCCCATAAGGTGGAATAAAAGCCCATAATGGGCGTGGCACACTGGCTAAATCTGTATGAAAACCAACAGGAACAACAACAGATAAAAAGTAATCATCAATAAAAAATTGTTCACTAATGGGTTCAAGAACAGACCAAGGAGCATCATGCCCCCCAGTCCATGCCAATTTAATAGGACTGCTCATCCGCTACACTGCATTTTTTATCTACTGCTTTTTTCACCGCTTCCACAGCCCAATCTGGCACCCCCTTATCAAGGGCCGCAGTGCGAATATCTACCCATTTCAAGGCATATTTAATGCGAAAGTCGCAATATAAACCAGCGTAAAATGGGACGCGCTTCATAAAATAATCTGGCTCTTTATCACGCGCTTCTTTGAAGGCTCCGTAAATTTTGCTTCCGATCGATACCGCATTCAAACCCCGTTCCACATCAACTTGGCACGCTGTTGTAAGAACCATGAAACACAGGGCGCTTAACCCGAATAGATGCTTTTTAACCATAACCGTTCCTTAGGTTTGAGGGATGAAAACGCGATTTTTAATCCAGCCGAAAACAAAGCTTTCATCTTTTTCCCGCGCACAGGCCAAGGTCAAATATTTAGCACCCTGCAAACAATTTAAAGCGCTTAACAACACAGCTTCACCATCATTGGGCCGTGCGGAAAAATAAGACTTTAAAGCGACAAGGGTCTTACGGCCAACAACTCCATCACTCAATAAATCGGGATAAAGGTCCCCTTGCCGATTGAAAATGTTCAAGCATTCTTGCAGCCACAAAGCCACCTGATAAGGGCCAAGATTGATCCCACTATCCGCAATTTCATAGGCGAGAGCGGGGCTTAAAACCTCCACATCATCTAGCTTGAGACCATCCCAATAAAGTTGACCATAGATTTTCTCAGCGAGACTTTTTGGTAGTGATTTCATAGCTCCCGTATAGCCATATTGACGCGCGACAGCTTTGGTAATGCCATATTTTGTTTCGCCGCCACTATCATGAGGATCATTCACATAACCGCCCTCTGTCTCAATAATTTGAGCGATAATTTTAGCTTTAACGGTCATTTTTTTTACGTTCCAATGCGTAAGATTTATGCTTGTAATACCAATTAATCAAAAACTGAGCCGCGCCTAAGCCAAGCCCTCCAAACGCAATCAGTTCATTGACGGACATTCACGCCCCCTTGATTGGGGCCGCCTTTACGGGTGTACCAATAATTCACAAGCCATGTTGCCAAAACCAATCCTACACACGCACTCAAGACCCAAAAATTTGCCGTTGCAACCGAAAAAACTGCGGTAAACCCTGAGGAAAGATATGGTGCGTTTCCATGCATCCACTTAATCCCACAACTTTAAAGGTTGTTGATTTTGATCTTCCTTAGTTTCTTGAGGTGGTAAGGTAATTTTAGTTCCCAAGGGAATAACCGCGCCAAAGTAGGACAGGCGGCGATTGGCGGCGTAAATGGCTTGCGTCATCGCTACGTCGCGATAAATGCGCCATGCGATTTTTTCAACGGTATCCCCTTGTTGCGCGATCACGTCCATTAGATTAACTCAACAGAAACAGGGGTCATTGCCCCTTTGACCATCGCTAGGGCTTTATGTGCAAGGCCCAAATAGGTATCTTGCGTCTGTTCAAGGTTTTCCGCGTGCGCATGTCCGCTCTTGGTCGGTGATAGGCCGTGCTGGGACTCAACGATCAATCCCATTGCATGATAATAAACAGCTTGTTTGTAAAAAAACTCCGTTCGCGTTATCCCATCCACCACAGTGCCGCCAAGCGCTGCGATTTTGTCCACATTTTGACGATAGCGTGACTCACTTAAGAGGCTATTAATGTAAAAAGCTGATGAAATTAAACGGTTTTTTAATTGTGCGCTCTCAATATCATGGCCCAAATCCATCGTATCTTTAAAGTCAGACACAGTAAGATCAGGATAAAAAGGATCGTTAGCGATTGTGCCGCTTTCTTCAGGATTATTCACATTGGAGGCGATGAAACTCATAATAGTACCTAAGAAAAAGTGGCGCGGTAGGACGCGGGAGTTAGCTCTTACCTTATTGTTCAGCATGGCGCTTTTCCTGCGTGAGCAACACGAGATCCCTTCTTTTTTTCTGCCATATTGGGCTATCCAAACTATAGTCTGAAGGTTTTACTGAAAAACTTTCAGACCATAGTTTCTCAAAAAAAGAGGAAGTCGCAACAAGCGGAGCCGTAGATGGATCAAATCTACGGCTTGATGACTGCTTTTAATGAACAGGCTGGCGTTTTATTCTTACAATGATTGACGGTGGAAAGCTGGCATAAACGCGACTACTGGGATAGCGTCAAGACACCGGATAGCCCACAAGAACGCTACATCCGCCTCATCCAGCACCTTACACAACGCTATAATGTTAAACATATCGGCATTGATAAATCAGGCATCGGGCAAGGCGTGTTTAAAATGGTGGCCCAATTTTTCCCCACGGTTCGCGGTGTTTCTTATTCAGTCGAAATCAAAAACCGCTTGGTCCTGAAAATAAAACAGCTTATTACCCCCCCCCATCTTATCCAGTGGGATAGTTGATTAAGCGATCTAACCCAAGCCTTTATGAAAATCAGGCAAACGATCACGACAGGGG